ACGACATTTTTAATAACACCTTTTCTATAACCAGCTGGTGATTCCCAAGCATCTACTCTTGAGGCAAGACCTGCCATATCACCATTTAGAGGTGTCCAGCGGTAAATATCATTGTACTTGTCGTAACGATACTTATAACCGGAATCCATGAACCAGTAAGAAGAGTTTTGAATTTTGTTACGATAAGCAATTGCATTTTCCATCTTAGCATTTGATTTAACTTCATCCACAACAGCTTCTTTAGATGGTGATAGGAATGCAACACAATCTTTTCTTGTTTCTACGATATTAGAAACAATATAGTTTGCTCTTACACCTGCATCGTCAGCTTTACCCTGTAGAACAAAAGAAATATCAAGCTCATTGCTATTTTTCAATGTGTCCCAAGCAAATGCTAATGCACTAAGTGTTGCACTTGATTCTGTAGTAGCATCTGTACCATTTGCCATTTGCTCATATTTTGCCATAGCTGCAGAAGCAGTACCAACAACTGCAGTATTTGCAACTTGAACCCATGAAGACATGTTTTCAATTACATTTACCCAATAGTTTGTTGCACCCTGCGCTGTAACAGCACCGGATGTTGTTGAAAGGTTTTCAAATTTTTCAAGTACTGTATTTGCAGCACCAGAAATAGCACCTGTTTTATCAATAACAGCAACATGCAAATGATTTTCAGATGGTGCACCACTGAAGATAGAGCTATGTCTCCATTTTCTTGTTACAGAAATCTTAGAAAGATCTGTTTCTGCAAGAGTATATCTTGATGTAAATGTCAAGTCGTACTGATAAGCAATAGTAGCAGTTACAGCAGTATTGCCTGAACCAAATGTTTCTTCAACTTCTGTTTCTGTAAATGAAGCAACTTCTAACTCTTGGTATCCAACACTATTATTACCGATAACAAGAATATCACCAACACTTGGTTGTGTTGCAAGCTGCGCAGTATTTGCAACTTCAAAGCCCATTTCATTTGAGTTAAATGCAATTGTTTGACTTACTGATGTGTTAGATACTTTATCTGCTGGGATTTGACCTACTGTTGCAAGTTCATTTGAGAATGAACCCGCGGTTACCCAAGCAACTTCAACAGCATTACCTAATGCGCCAGGATACTTTGCATCAAATGCACCATAAGTACTGTCGCCAACAACTAGGTCGTTATTTGCATCGTAGACAAGAGTTGTACCAGAAGCAGTAGCAGAGCCATCATCTGCGCGAACAACCCAAAGAGCATTCGAATATGATAGATAATCTGCAGCAGTGAAAAATGTTTCATAGTTTCCACCGTCTGGCTTGCCAAAGCGATCAACTAGATCATTTTCAGATGTGATTAAAATCGGGTCATTAGTTGGACCCCATTTAAAAATTCCGGCCATAGCCGCAGGTGGAGTTGCAACGGCTGGTACGGCTTGACTTGCATCCACTTCACGAACTATTACCGAAGGACTTACGGAAAAAGCCATGTTTTTCTCCTTTATTAAATTAGAAACGCGTTTTTTAATTTATATATCACTGTTTCTATTTATAAATTAATTGATTTGGTTATTTATGCGCGATTATAGCACAAGTCCATCTTCTTCATAATATTCCGCGCCATCATCAATAAAGCCGAAGGGTAAAAGTTCCTCTTCAATTTGTTCATCAGTTTTTTCTCGAAGTTTAATTAATGTATTTATGTCTGTCATATCTTTGAAGTATTGCTGTTCTGTCATCCAAGCAAAAATAACAAGATTCATTACAAGGTCATCATGAAATCCAGATTCAGCTTCATAAGATTCTTTCTTCTTGGAAAAACGACTCAATTCTTGTATCGTTTCAAAGTCTCTTATTAAAAGCTGATTTTGCTCTACTAGCATTTTTAGCATTGAGCAACCAGTACCTTTTGTAAGTTTTGTAGTTCTTATTCCATTTTCCACGTTTTTACCAAAACCACCAGATAGTACTTTACCACTTCTACCTGAGTTTTGAGTATATAATAGATTTTCATATCCATAATCAATTAATAATACATCTGCAACTTGTCCACCAATATCGTTAAGTTCTACAAGAATTCCAGCTGTATTGTATAATTTACCAATTCTATATAATACAGATGCAAAATCAATTGGGCCAATAAAGTTATCTCTAAATGTCGCCACTTGTTTATATGGCATTTCAGTAATATCAAATACCGTAAAAGTAGAAAAGTCTAATCCTTTACCTCTTGCAACATCTGCAGTAATAACGTATTGATGATTTCCAGTAGGCTTTTCGTATTGTAAGAAACCTTCACCCTGTTGAATAGGATTATCTGGATATAGTTGTTTTAGTTTATTACCACTAATTAGTGTACCAGATGATCCAAGGAATTCACAACAATATTCTTGATTGAATTTTTCTTCATCATGATCAAGCGATTCAATAGTTTCTTTGCGCCATTTTTCATCTCGTCCTGGTACATCATACCACATAACTCTAACAAATTTGTATCCGTTAGTTCCTTCTTCTGCACCTTTACACGTTTTCCAAAAATGGTTTAATCCGTTAGGCGTAGAGGTCATCAGAAGCTTCGTGGATTCACCAGAAGAAATGGTTGGGTACACTGAAGCGAAGAATTCGTCGTATCCCTCGATGAATGCCACCTCATCCAGATATAGAAAGTTTACAGATTTACCACGAATTGCTGATGAAGATGTAGTACCAGCCAATACTTGGCAACCATTTTCTAATGCAATATTACCCTTATTCCACTCTTCTATGCCCTGCTGCAGCCACTTCGGCAATGCTTCATATGCTAATTTAATTCTGGCAAGAACCTCTCTGGAGGCATCTCCTTTATTTGCAAGGATGGCTACAGTCTTAAATTCATTAAACAATATGTAATGAAGAATAACAGCAACCGCAGTTGTTGTCTTACCAGACTGACGAGCAGTTAAAACTGCAACTCGGCGATTATTAAAGATTTTATCACAAATTTCTTTTTGATAATCGTACATATCAAAAGGTACTAGACCTTTATCAACGTGAACGATTTTGATATATGTTTTGGCAAAGTAAATAGGATCTTCAGCACAACGCATATACTCTTTTAATAGCTCAGGAGTCCATTCGATTTCCTGATCTACTTTTTTAAGATGCGAATTACCTAAGTATCCATCACCCATCGTTGTTACCTTTAATCATTTTCAATAAGTCAGCAGTTGAGACTATCAAATTGTTATTTGTTACTTGAGCAGCTTGCTTAGGAGCATTAATTTCTTCTTTAGCGAATTTCTTTTTAGTTGAAACATCAGCAAAATCTTTATTGGCATCTAGCATTGTTTTCATTAAAGTAGAAACAACTTCAAATGCCCTTGGTTGTTCAGATTGTTTTGCAATCTCTAACATTTCGCGCATTGCATCATTACCAGTTTCAATAATTCCTTGAATATTTTGACGAACCGTTTCTAAGTCTTGAATATTTTCATCATCATCTTCAGACATAACAGAAGGGAGAGGTGTAACATCTACTGTTTCGGCCGGTAGATTTTTTTCCTCTTCACTAATTTCTGCTAACGGCCTAATACCGAGAGCAGATGAAATCTTATCATCATCCATTTAATCACCTTTATAATGCAGCAATAGCAGCAGCAAATTCAGCATATGTGTTTGCAGAAGCAGCTACACTTTGTAATGTAGCAATACTAATATAACCTGTTAAAGTGCCAGAAACATTTATAGTTCCAGCGAGGTCTGTTGTGCCACCTGTAGTGCCAATGTATATATCTGTAGGATATGCAGATCCAAATAAAATATCTCCAATATTACCGCCTGCTCCTGGCCCTGCGTCAATTACGAGATCTCCACCTTTTGCGCCAGTGGAAGTACCACCCACAATAGTAAGTGTACCACCTGCCCCAGAAGTATTTCTACCACCTGAAATTTCTAAACCAAGACCATTACCATAAACATAATTTGTATCAACGTTTGCAAATACTACGTTATTAGCACTATTCAAACTCTGATCAAAAATGTTTTGAGTTAATAAATTTGTTGTGTCTGTTAAATCTGCAACATCAGCTGGAATTGTGGGTGCACCAGTTAGATCGCCGTATGCACCACTAAAATGATCTAATAGATTTGTATTATCTGTTAAATCGGCAACATCAGCTGGAATGGTTGGAGAGCCGGTTAACGATGAATATTGTCCATCGAATGCGTCAGTAATACCGTATCCAGAAATTGTTGTTGGTTTTCCTGTTAAATCAGCAAATGATACTGTTGTTAAATAACCAGAATCATTTGTAAAAGATGAAACAGTTGTAGGCTTACCTGTTAGATCTGCATATGCGCCACTAAATAATGTTGGTTTGCCAGTTAGATCTGCGTATGCACCACTAAATAATGTTGGCTTATTAGTAAGATCATTATAATCTTTACTAAATTTAACCGTATTCCAATAACCGATTGTAAAGTAACCAGAATCATTTGTTAGTTGAGAAACTGCAGTAGGAATATCAGACTCTTTTGCAAGTGGAGTACCACCAATAGTAGAGCCGTCCATTACAACTACAGTATTTTTTGTTGTATCAATAAGAATCTCACCAATAGTTCCAGTTTGTGGAGCTATCTGGGCAGTGGTTCCTCTTCTATGTTGTAGCGTTTGTGCCATTGAATCTGTTTCCTATAGTTTTATCTTTATTTATGTATTTAGATCATCTATTGCATAGCCAGAGCCAAGGTCTATAGCAGCACTATTTGCAGTTTGTAAATCTGTATTTGATGTAAAGATATCTAATTCAAACGGCTGTGTTGCTCCCCACGGATTTTCGTATTCTGTATTTGCTACCCAATTATCGTCAAATTGTACTTCAGACCAAATCATGTCTGTGTTTGCAAGATTAACTGGGAATACGTTAACTGTTTCTTCAAATTCAGCGTTTGCCGTAGTTGTCGTTGCATAATCCATTTCAATAAATTTAATAACTTTTCTTTGTTTTTCTGGGCCAAAATAATAGCCTTTTAAAGTAAAGTTTAGTGTATATAAAATGCTTTGTCTTTCAGTATAATCACCTTCATACAATTCTTCATTTGTAATAGAGTTTAGTACAATTGGTATATCAATTGGATCTAAATCTGGTACCATTGTGGCACTAAATGTCCAGTCCGGTGTAAAGAAAGGAATAATTTGTTCCATCAGCTGAGTAGCATCTTCTTGATATTTTGTCATAATATATAAAGAAAAATCTAAATTGTATGGTACTGCAGCGTATAAGAAATTGCGAGACTTATTTGCCTCAGACTTACCATCTTTGCGCATTTTTATAGTAGATGAAATTTTACGAGAAGGATCATATATAATCGAAGTAATTTCAAAAGACATACGAGGCAAACTAATTGCAGATCTTGAGCTATTTAAAAGATCCGGATCTTCTACAACTCTTGATAAAATCTTTTGGAATGGCGCATAAGATAAAGGCACAATCATAGATTGTACTGTAGTCCCAGCATTATCTTGTCTTGCAACAGTCAACTGATTGAAAATAGTACCAAAGAGTGCTACATATTTTCTCGTTGTTTTGTTATAGAAATAATTTGCAATTGCCATTCTTTATGAATCCTGTATTGAAATGCTTTCACTGAATGGATCAATTTCTGAGAAATCGATAATATCATCAGCGACTTTTTCGAAGTCATAGTTTTGAGCAATTGGATCGTTGTTAGCAACATCTGCAAGAGTTGTAACAAATGTTGTAGTTTGATTCTGCCCATCAAAGTAATGATCTATTTCGTATATGCCAGTTTCAAATCTTTCACCAGAATATTCCATAAGCTCGCAGCGCATATCATAAACTTGTAAAGCGCCAGTTTGATAAAATACAGACTCGTGCTCAACATAAGTAATACGATACATCTTTTGATTAAGTGGTAGCCATATAACATCACCTTCTTTTGGTCTGATTTTATCTTGCCAAGTGCGAGTAACATAACGTTCAAATGTTCTAATAGCAACAGTAAACGTAATCTGATCTCTAATTTGTAAACCAAATTTAGATAGGAAGTCGCCTTCTCCTTCAAAGCCATCAACATTTTTAACATATACTTCAAATTTAAACGATTGATCGTATAGTGGCGTATCATCTTCATTTAAGATGGTATCAATATTATTGAACGTGCCACTAATAAACGTTACATCAATGCCATAAATTTGAATTGATTCTATTACTAGATCGTCAATTAAATTTTGTTCATTGAAGTTATCGTAGTTACTGAAGTATACATTGGTTGCCATTACCCATCACCCAATAAAGTTGTATGTTAGTGGTTGAAGATTATTAATGGCTTCTTCTTCCATTGCTCTTCTTTCTTCTCTGGCTTCTGATAAAATTTGCTCGCCATTAAAAGAAACACCGCCAATTAATTGTACATTGGTAAATTTAGTAAGATTTAAACCCCATTGTTCTCTAACTAGTACAGCAGCATAATTTTGTAACCATCTATCGCTCCATACGTCTGAATATGCATCAGGATCGATAATATCATATGCTTCTACAATAATCCATTTTCCTGCGACAAAAGAAGATTTGTCAGCATCAATGAATAACTTATTAACGTGTTTGTTATATCTAATTAAAGGTTTGCCTACTAACCATTCTTGTAAGAAAGCAAGATGTGACATAGTCATCCAATAATTTTGAATGCTATAACCTGTGAGATCTGTTAAATTATTTAAAACAAACTGATAATTTACGTTAAAGATTCCGGTACCAGTAGAAATTGAAGTATCAAAATCAAATATATTTGAAATACCTAAAAGACGATCTGGTAATTTAACATATCCATTCGCAACATCTTGCTCTGTAATAAGATGCTTCAGATAAATTTGTTGCATACCGTTATAGTGATAATCTCTCCAAAAAGAAATCGCTTCATCTACACGGTCATCTACTTGCTCTTCAGATACGTTAATCTGAATAACTGGAGCACCAATCTTTCTAAGGATGTACTCTTTAAATTCGTCTTTTGATGTTGGCTGTGCCATATGCTACTCCTTACGCCAACTCTTCTTTTACAATTACTTTGATATAACTGTTATTTGGAAAGGTTTCGACTTGGCCACTTGTATATGTAATTTCAAATTCGGCGTTATAAATTCCAGCGTCTGCTGTATCTCCGGCAGCCCATTCATATGCAACGATTCCTTTAGATAATGGAACTATAAATGATCCAATACCACCTGAAATTACGTTTGTGCCATCTTCTTTAGACATATTAAATCTAACAGATGCGCCACCTACCATTGATTTTGCTCTACCATTTGAATCTGTAAGAACAGCTTGTATAGAGGGAGCAGTATCATTTTGTTTTATATAAAAACTAGCCGCCATTTTTTTCTCCAAAGATTTTACTTTTATTTATTAAAATTACGCAGGCGACAAAATTCTAACATCTGTAGAGCCATTATCTACTAATTGGATGTCATTAATATGTTCTAATAATGAAACAGTATTATAATTATCTCTAAATTGAACATTATTTAAACCTTTTATATCATACACATGTGTAGAAACATTTACTGCTTTACCAGAAAAACTATAATCAAAAGCACTAACAGTTAATTCACCAAGAGAGAATTGATCTGCAAGACTTTCTAACGTAAAAGTAAGTGTCTTGTTTAAATATGAATGAGTAAGATTATATGCGGGTACAGTATCTAGTGTGAATTCAATTCTAGTATTTGCTGTAGCCCATCTTTGAACACCAAATTCGACAGTAGCAGAAACGGTAAAGTCTAAAGTGTATTCTAAACGGCCAGATGCTGGAGGCATTTGAGCCCCAGAAACAATATCATACGAGATGAAGTTATTGGAAGATTGACCAACAATAAAAACTTTTGAGGTGGAGCTTAATACAGGATCAATTGTTCCTGCGGCCCCACCTTGAATAGTTAAATAACCACCACCAATAAAATCAAAATCTAATGTCGATGTGAACGCACCATTTGCGGACATGAGATATTATCCGTTCTTGTTATGCTCCGCCAGCAGTAATTGAAAACGAAGTAACGGTAATTTGCTGACCTGTAGCAATATTTGTATTATCAAGTTGCATATCGCCACCTGCTCCAGTACCAGAAATTGTACCTTGCATATGACATGTTGTACCTGTGCTATCATATAATCTAAAATAACCAGCAGTACCACTATCATCTGCCGAAAGGTCTTGCCAATTGCCTGATAAGTTAATGTTACCAGCATTAGGTGTACCTAACCAATCTGTAGGTAGAATCATTGTTGCTAATACAGTGCCAGTATTTGCTTGTGCACAATCTGCAGGAGCTGTACCTGTGCTCATCGTAAGAATAGGACTTGGTCCAATACTTGTTTCTAAAGCCTGCAATGTTGCATTTCTTGCGTCGATTGATAACTGAAAAGCCATCATTATCTCCTTTTTTGAACTAATTTATCAATATTTATAAAAAAGTAGTTGACAACCTTTTATTCTATGGTTATAATAGACTTATGTCTAATAAACAATATTAAGATCTTCTTTCAATGTCTTCTTCTGATAATTCAGATCCCATCCAAACTTCAATTACTTTAACTGGAGCAGAACCAACATTGGTTGCTTTATGCCATGCAAGTTTTGGAATGTCAATACTTTCGCCAGTTTTATAAACTTTAGAAGTCTTGTAACCATTTGCAAATTCAAGATCCATTTGTAGATCACCATCAACAATGTGCCAATGCTCAGATCTTTTAAAATGTTTTTGATCAGATAAAGATTTACCCATATCAATAGAAAGTTCTTTTACTTTCCAATGGCCATTAGCATCAAGATCTCTGTATTTACCCCATAGTCTTTGAGTAGTTGGTTTATCCCAATTAGATAGAATCCATGAAGAACTATTCTTTTTATCTTCGCCACCAACGCCAAACACAAATTCGACATCATCAAAAACCATTTCAGGAATATTGTCTTTAGTGCGATCACCACCATTTGCAAAAACAATTGGTGTATTATTTGGTACATAATTTTTTACGTATTTAATAGCATCGATTGCAGTATCATCTGAATCGTCAAATTGGAATACGTGACCAACACAACCAATCTCTTTGATAATTGCCATACGCTCTTCAGCTGGCATAAATGGACGACCCTTTTTACGAGTCAACCATTCATCACTATTTACACCTACAAATAGAATAGATCCAAGCTCTTTGGCTGCTTTAAAGTATGCGATATGACCTGAGTGAAGTGGATCAAAACCGCCAGTTACGATAACTGCTTTCATGTTAACTCCTTCATCATATAATCCCAAGCAAAATTGAATTTCTTTTTAGGTTTCATTTCTGGATGTTTTTTAGCAACATTTGGGTGAACCCACCAATCTTCATAATTTTCAACTGGGCTTACTGCAACATCCGGTACTAATAATATATATCCGATTTCACTAAGTATTTTTCTAGAAGCATTTCTAAACTCAGGTCCCCACCAACATGCATTGTGTTGGAATTGAATTACTTCAAACTCGTGCACTTTAAACGGAATTTTCTTCAATACTTCTAATGAAGCTTTTTCTGCATTAATTCTGAGGAACTCTATTTGTTGTTCAAAACAATGTTGTTTAAATACTTGTTTATAATCCAATTGAGAACCATCAGCACACATCACTGGCGTTTTTCTTTTTCTTGAAAACTCATAACACATTCTTTCTGAGTTGTCAATAGATAAACCTTTCCATCCAAAATCTTCTTCAAGAAGTTTTGTATTATTGAAAAGTTCTGGATGCCCAGATCCAATCTCTATAAATGTACCATTTTCTTTACCATTAAGAGCAGATAATACAAACATATCTTGGAAATGACGAGAATAGTTTTGTTCTATATCTTCAATTCCATCAAATTTAAATTTATACCACTCATCATCACCATATGTGTATTTTAAAGTGCTTGGATAACCGTGCTGTGATAAGAGTTCTGTAACTTCTTTATCTAATTGTGGTGTTAATTTTCTTTTGTATTTTAAATCAAACGCAAGATTTTTAGAATCATCTCGACCATCTGTTTTCCATTTAGCACGAGCATATAATAAACGTAATGCATTATCTCCAGGATAACCTAAATCATTATCTGGAGGAGAAGTTTCTTCTTCATCAATAATATTTACACCAATGCGGGCATACATTAAACTTTCGCGCCAATCATTTCTTTCTTGTTTAAATTTAGAAAGAAAGTAATAAGCTTCAGGTCTTTCGGGCATTGTTTCAATCGCAATTTTTAAAAGACCTTCAACACTATGATCTCTATTACCATTTCGTTGGTAAATAAACGCACCTAGAATCATTGACTTATACTGAATCCAACGAGACGACCATGTCAATCCATCAGCAAAATCTGCTGCTCTAAGATACCAACTAAAAGCACCAGCCCCTTGTTCTAATTTATCATATTCTTTACCAAGAGCATATAGTTTTTCAGGATTATCAAAATCATAAACTACATCTTTTAAACATTGTGTAAGAGCTAGCATGTAATCAACCTTTAGTTAAAAAATCATAAAATACGTTTAATGGAATTCTGAGAATAAATGAAGCATTATCTTGAAAACCAAACGAAATTAGAATGTCATTATTTAGTACAGTAGCACCAGTAACAAATTCAATATTATAATCGGTATTAGTTACATGATCGTAATATGTACCAAGGAAATGGAATTTTTTAGATGCGTGAATTAAATTCCAATCATTGTCCCAAATTAGAACACGATGAGAATAGTCTCCATCTTTACGGCCAAAAGGATCTCTTAAAAGATTTGTTTCATGAATAAAAGCCATATACTGGTTTTCGTTAATTCTCAATACTTGAGATCCGCCTCTAAAGTCTTTATCGAAAGGAGCTCTTTCACCTTCATTCTCAAAAACAACTTCTGTTGTTCCTTCTTCAATATTGTATTTAACAACTTGAATAGGATTACACCATTTTACAAAATGATATGGTTTATCTAAAATTGGCATCCAGTTTTTCTCGCAGAAGCTATTATCTTCTCCGGGTGCTGGAATAGGATGACGCGAAATTTCTTCCCAACCATTTTCAGTTTTATGAATATGGCAGAGTTCCATTCTACCGGTGCCTTTATTATCATAGCAATCTCTACGAACACCACAAAGATAAAGTTTATCATCCCATTTAAATAAACGAGCATCTTCTAAACCAATAAAGTTCCAAGTTGGTTCTGTATCCAAAACCATGTTAACTCTACCAGCATCTAAAAGATTTAAATTCTCATCAAGCTCACACATTACATTGTGAGTTCTTAGAGTTACGTCATTTTCTGGATGAATATAAACAAGCGGTCCCCACTGATGTGGAAACCTTTTACCTTCACTGTGATAAAGGATATAATTGACATGACGAATATTGAGAAGAATCCTTCCATCGTCAATAAAAATGGAAGGATTCATAATCCCAGTTTCGTTTCCTAGTACTGATTTTGGTAGTAAAACAGGATGAAGAGTACCACCTCTTTTTAAAGCATAAGTCGCTAGTCCACCCATAAACAAGTCGTGCATCTTTTCTCCATAATATAAAAATAATAAAAAGTTACCAATTAGGTGTTTGTTTTCTAACTTTGCCTTCTTGTATCTTCTTCTCTAATATTTTATTAATTGTATTTATCTCGGCAGGACCTAAAGAGTTTTGAACCCATTCGAGCACAGTATCTTGAGATACACTATTAAAATTAATAAATTCTGATGCTGGTGTATTTGCAGCAGTTAGTGTTGTTTTACCTAGATATGTTGCAGTAGATCCATCTGTATCTGTAGCAATTTTCTTCCAGCGAACAGAAACAATCGAATTCGGAAGAACTTCGCCTTCAGAATTCAATTCATCCATTGTACCTAAGTTCATTATTTTCCAGGTATAATTCACGATAGAATTCCTCTACTTATGCTTCTGGGTCTACTGGATCGGCTACATTTGGATCAGCCTCACCAGCTTCAGGTGCCGGCGGTGTTACATCAGGCGCCCAAGGCATTGTTGCATCACGAGCAGCATCTTGATCGATTTTTCTTTGTAGCTGATCAATGATATGAGCTTTATAAGTAGGATCACCGTCTACTACGGCTTTAATCCAACCAAGAACATCTTCTTCTACTAGATCATCAAAAGAAATAAATGATGCAGCTGGGACATTTTCAGCTGTAAAAGGAGTTGCACCGGCCCAATCTGCTTGATTGCCGTTTTCGTCTTCACCAACAACTTTCCAGTATGTTTGACAAACTGCATTGGAAAGAGTTGTACCTTCGCTGTTTACTTGATCTTTTACTTTAAGATTAGTAACAGAATATGTAAGTGTTAGAGCCATTTTATTTTCTCCATTAAGTTAACTTGTATTGGTTTTTTTATTTGTCGACATAAACCATTCATGTTTCTATTTATATGTTTTAACCTCTGTACAAATAAAGATCAACCGGAACACAAATTCTAAGATTTGAATAATATGGATTTACATGATGATACGTGAAACTTGGAAAAATCATATAATCACCAGTTTGCGGTCTGTGAATAAGTCTATCAAACATAGGATCAAAATATTCGTCATAACCTCTATTAGCGTTGCTTCTTGGATCAGAAAATACAATATCGCCACCAGATTTTTGATCTTCGGCTAAAACATAAAATACACCAGATAAATGAGCACCAGAGTGATTATGAATAGTCATATTATATTCATAATCATGCCCAGTAATCCAAGCTTTCATTTCATGATATTTCCAATCACTAATCTTTTTACCAATAGTATGTGTTAAATAATTATTAAAAGCACCATAAACATCATTTTGAAATTTTTGCATATATGATGTATGATCGTTAAAAATGTTTTTACCTTGCATATCACTAGGAGGATTGCTCATATCGTAATTCATAAGAATATACTGAGATAATTCCACAGAATCAAATTTTCCAAACCCTACTGTCGTAGGCCATAAATCTTTATATTCCATATTACACCGCCGCTGGATCAAATCCAGAACCTTTTGTTTTGTCAGTAAATGCACCGTTTTCCTGTACACCACTATATGTTAAAACTCTTTCAAAATCTGGATGAATTGACAAATTACAAATAACAGAAATTCTTTCAGATTTTCCATAATATTGTGTAACATTATGCCAAATGTATGTTGGCACAATTACTAATCTCCTAGCTACAGTATCCACTTCATAAATTTGTGGATTTCTCATGCCAGCATTCACATGGAATGAAGGATCCCACAATTGAAGTATACCACCATCTTTTTCATTATCAACGTCATCTAAATAAAAAATACCATAAGCTAATGATCCAGGATGTGTATGTAACGCAATTAGATCACCTTGTTGCATAATTGGCATTTGCCCATGCTGTTGAGCAACCATGTGTGAAATTTGTTCTCTTGTTAATGTATTTCCCTCGTGAGAAATGGCCAATTCATAAAAGCCTTTTTCAAATTCATTTTTTAATTTACCTAAAATTGGAAAAATATTTAAATTTTCTTTTGTAAAAAGAGGAAAAGGATCGGAATTACATTGATAGTCATGACTATCTAATCCTTGCTCGTAATAGCCTGTCCACGTTGCTTTTGCACAAACTCGCAGCTCATCCATTTCTTCGTCTGTAAATGGAATTTCTTTAACTAGAATATGTGTAGGATGGATTTTTATAATATTTGTATTATCCATGTTATAGCCTTTCCATAATATTAAATTCTATATTTGCTACATCTCTATTTATTGGTTGTTTTAAGTTTATAACTTTATGTCTAAATTGATCGCCGTTTTGATTCAAAACAACAATATCATATTTCTTAGGATATATTGTAGCATAATTGGATGAATTTGCTCTTTTAATTTGGATACCACCACCAGTAGATTCATCCATATCTGTAAGATACATGAGAAATGCAAGATTAGATCCTTCAATGTGATCTGTATGCCACACATCAGTTTTATTATCTATACCTCTCCAAGCATCCACATTACCAAATGTGCAAAGCTCATCTGATAATATTAATTCGTCTATTTTTTTCTGCGTCATTCTTAAAAGCCATACACCTATAGGCCAATAAGTAATCGGATATTTTACTCCTTGATAAGTAATCATAAAAGGAGTTTTATAAAACCATTCTAAATAAGTAAAAACGCGTGGGTCGTTAAAATGGTCATAACCGTCTATTTGTAATTTTTCATAATTCATTCAATCAAAGACTCCAGAATTTCTTCTCTATAATATTCGTAAATATCTGGTACCATACCAATCATATCAATTGGAGTTACTGCCTCAATAATTTCATCGTATGTTTGTTTATCATCTTCATATGGAACAAAATATGGATCGTGGGGAAGTAATTCTGGATCTGCTAATGTTTCGTAAAAATCTTCGTCGAAATCTTGAGATATCCAATGTGCATAACAAATTGCTACCACATAAGACTTAGATGGATAAACCCATTCTGGTACATGCTCTTCAAAATGTCGAATTGCTTCGGGAATAATATCCATAGCATCAACTTCTACGATATCTACTTTGTTTAAATCATCTTTCCAGTCTGCATCTGGATTCATCATATCGAAATACTGCTGTCTAACTTTCCATTCTTTCATTTTAATTCTCATACTCCGGTAATTGATTGACTTTATTTAAAAAATTAAAATATGCACTAGTTACTTTATAATGATTATAGAAAAATATCTTTTTAATTTTTTCCCACAAGTTTTTTTCAACCATAGGATAACCAAAACACAAAATTATTGATTCGTAATAATTGTAGTTTCTACACATTTGAATATTCCAAAATTTAGTTAATTCTTCATCTGTGTATGGTTTATCTCTTCTGTCAACAACTGCCGAATTAGCAAAAGAATTATCATTATAAACAATATGCAATTTTATAGCGTCTGACCACCAAGGTATGCTTGTTTGTGGTCTTTCAACCGTATTTATTGCGTGGTCATACCAATATATATCACACTTGAGTTTGTTTACTTCTCTGATAAATTTTCTTTTTTGCTCATTAGTATTGAATACTACACCAATATATCTGTGTTTAGAATCATCATGTCCTTGGCAAGATGTATAAGTTAAATAACCTTTTTCGTGTAAGGCAAGTACAGCATCTTTAACGCCCGGCTCTAAATTATTATCTATAATATCAGAATATTGACTTACAAAAGTACTAACATATTGTCCTAAATGATCTTTGAATATATATGTTCTTCCACCAACATTAAAAGTATTTCCTTTTACAAACATAGCATATCTGTGACCATCTTCAGCAGTTCTTAATTCTGGCTCAAGATTTCTACTATATTGCTGTTCATATTGAACTCTATACTCGTACTGGCTCTTCATTGTACCATTCTAGTAGATTAAAATAACCGTTACAACCATTTATTTTTGGATCAAACGCGACATACTTATAATGCTCCGTTAAGCATCCGCCGAAGTATTTACATTGTTTGCAGATGTCACTGACTCCTGACTGCTTTTCTCTATTTGCCCAAGATAGATATGCATCGAAAGTATCGAGCTCTGTAAAACTTTCATTTCCCAATAAATCAAAATCCAGTACAGCAAAATTACCGCTAGGAGTAATATAAACATGATTATCGCTAAAAGCATTATAATTTCCATCTAGGCACTCCTCAATTTTATCTTGATTAATAAACAACCAATTTTTTGGAATTGGACTATCAATCCACTCTTTAATAAACTCTTCATATTGCAAATCAGTAACATATTGTGTACGGTGTGTAGTAGAACTAAATGGTTTAATCTCTACAGCAATTAAATTAGTCAAAGAATTAAACATATTAATCATATAATCTACATCATTATTAATAACTTTTTCTGATGCTAATGTTAATACTGAAAACGGCCTGTTCAGCTTTAACATATTAGTAAATACAGTCATTTCTTTTTCTCGTGCATCAAAATCATATGACACAGATAAATCAATATCTGGTCTTAAAAATACTTCACGGATTGCAGAAAGATTTGTAATAATAGAAATTGTTGGATTATATTCTGCTTTAATACTATCAATTAATTCATTTAGATAATCGTCTTGTAATAATCCAACCTCTCCACCGTATAGATCTATATGTGTAATTGTTTCATTTATTTCATTTAATCGTTTCATAATCGTTTCGATAGAAGCTGTTTGTCTATCACGTAATTGCTCTTTGCTTAAATAACAAAAATCGCAATTAAAATTACAAAAGTAGGTGGGATTAATTGATACAGAGAACATCTTCTTCCTCATTCACATATGGGGTTACACTATTAGGATCTAACCCGTTAATTTCAAGAATGCGAGGTGCTAAAGTTTTCATATGTTTACAATGAGCTTCAGTAATACCTTCACGTTTCATATCACGTACAGTCTTTTTGCAACCATTACAAATTTCAAACATTGGGCAAGTCCAACAAGCGTTTTTCATTGTTTGAATATTAAAATCATCTTGCAAAGGTGTTGCTTTACCACCATTTAATTCATATTCAAAATCGATAGGATAATCGCCATCATCACCGAAAGAGCCGCAAGAATAATAATCACCTCCAGGATTAAAAGCGCGGATATGTTCATCACACCTTCTATTTTGCGGGCAAGACGTCGCATTACCATGCAGCCTTTTCATCATTTGTTTTGTATTGTATTCCCATTTCCAAAGACCTCTATCGTATATTTCTATATATGTTTCATAGATCTTACTTAAACGATATGTGGATCCTTGTACTCCAGAAGCCATAGCATAATTTAACTTACATTCGACATTCATTTCTTTTGCAAGTTCCACATTACGAATAGCATCTGGTGCGTCTTCATCTGTCATTACAGCAATAAAGTCTGGTCTATAACCAACGAGATCAAGCATCATATCAGATGCTCTCCAAAAATCCTTTTCAGTAAAAATAGTAAAATCACCTTTTAATCTACCTTTACCGTATTGGAAACTTGTACAAATTCCCATACGTTCATGACGAAATAAATCAATCCATTTTTGTGGTTTAATTACAAAAGGCCAAAGATTAGTAGTAAAACTAATATTAGCACGATAATTATGTTCATCAAGATGATCAATAATTTTCCAATAGTAATCAGGTTCCACCATAAGTGGATCTCCACCATTTACAATAATGGTGTTAGTTTCAGGATAACGTTTTAGAAATTTAAAAATATAATCGTGATCAAGTAACTTTGCTTTCTTTGGATCAATGTTAGTTGATGAACAGAAAGTACATTTAAAGTTACATGCCTCAGTGGGCTTTATGATTAATTCCATTCAATAATTCCATCATCAAAGTTTTAGGGGCTGGACAAACATCGTCTTGCCATTCAAGTTGGTGGCAATCAGATCCGCAATATCCAAAGACTGGGCAAGTATAACAGCGAGGATCTCTTAAGAAGAGTTCTTTTGCTATAACTTCTCCCCTCTTAGGTGTATTTATTACTTCATCTACTGATTGATTAATATGGCCATAATAATCGGTAGGAGCAGCGTTAGGGCAGCCAGCAATAGTACCAGTCGCATTAATCGTAAATAATTTTTGTTCACAGTCTCTGCAAAACGTTCCTTGGTGTAAGAGTCCTTTTTCAAATTTGTTATAGACTGTTTCCATGAAGACATCTTCAAATTCTCCTCTTAAATCTGCACATTCTGTATGACATCTCATAAAGAAGTCTTGCAACTCTTTATTTGTTGGATATAACTTATCACCATATAATAAAGCATTACCATTTCCAGTAATACGTTCCCAAGAAAGTTCTTTAATACCAAGATTCATCATATAATCTGTAATAAACCTTGGTGACATATTGACAACGTCTTTAGATAATGATATAAAAGCTTTTAAATGGAAACCTTTACTTACTAATTCTTTAACGTTATCTTCCCAAAGCTTTCGTTGTTTTTCATTTGCGAAGCGAATTGTAGGATCCCAAGAAGTACCAATTCGACCATCATCCATAACATGATCAAAAAAGTCTAATCTGTCTTCTGTTAATTTGTAAGTGAGATTTGTTGTAATACCATATGTTGCTCTATTTTCCCAAACATCAAATGTTCTAAAGAAAAAATCAAATAGGTCTTTAGTAGGAGCAAGCATAGGCTCACCACCATGATATTCAAAGTGAACTCTGTTATCACCTTTATCGAGCTGATTGACCCAGTTAGCTGTAGCCACTGGGTCAAAATAAACTTTAGCTCCATTAGTACCGTTTGTGAAACAATGAAAACAATTTAGATTGCACGTCTCGGTTGTTTTAACATAAACAGTAATATTATCCTGTATCGGACACGCCATAACTAAACATCAATCCTTCAACTGTATTTAAAGCTTTGTGTGGAGTATTTGCTGGAATCCACCACACTTCTTCTTCACTTATATATTTTTCGATACCATTTACTTCGATTAATTTAGCACCTTCTTGTACTTGCAGTATCACGTCTACTGGATCTGTATGTTCTTCAAAAGATGGAGAATTTTCCCAATATCTAAATGCGTGAATTGTTCCGTCTTCCCATCCAGCAATTTTTTCAATACCTTCAACTTTTATAGTATCGTGCTGTTCTGCTAATTTTACTTGTACTTTTGCTAAATACTCATTATAATCATCTGATACTATTTTAACATCTTTTCCACGATTGTCAATATATAAAGTGCGATCATACATATAAGCATCATAACTTAATACATAATCTTCAAAATCATTATAGGTCCATCTTAGATTAGGCAATTGCATATTTAATCTCATTTGCTGATTCTGTAGGAGCAACGATATTTTTAGTTTTGTCGGCCCATTCTGGAGTAAACGCTCTAACAAATAATTCGTTTAAAAGAATGGTTTCGTTATCACCAGTTACAAGTTCCATAATACATTCTAGTCTTGATTTATTACCGATAATTCTTTTTAGACCACGCGGAGGAGTATCTGGATTTAAAATATCAATAATATTTTCATGTACAATATCAAACCCTGGAATACAGTCGCGAATAATTTGATAACACAATCTGCAATATTGACCAGGTGTTAAAACGTCTCTAAATGTGTCATAATGCCGTTGTAAAAGAATATTACCACAAACATTCATAAACCACATTTCATGCATTTCTTCTCTTGTAAATGAATAACACGAAGCAATAGTTTTAAAGTATGATCTTAAACCACGATACATACCATATCTATTATTTGCTCCACCTTCTTCTACAACATCAGTCCAGCATTCTACTGTTTCGATTTTATATTTTTCAATATATGCTGGATCTGTTAGTTCAGAATCTGGTAGGAACATATAGTCATGTCTCCATGAACCATATGATTTAAAGTTATCATAAATTTCATATTCATTATAGAAATCATCAATAGTAGATCCCGGCATTCCAAGAATTAATTCTACAGGTGGCTTTGGATAACCTTCTTTGTTACAACGCTTATTAATATGTCGTGCAAGTTCAAGCTTATCTTCAAGATCTAAATCAACACGATTAACTACTTTCATAGCTTCTTTACTAATACTTTGAATACTTACGGTCGGAACAACCGAAATATAAAGCGCTTCACCTTCTGCAGCTTGTCTAGCTCTTTCGTCATCTTCTTCATCTCGTTGCCAAGGATTATGATCGTCCATCATACCACGACTATAATTTTGTTCGTTAAATACATGAATGGTGGTTCCCATAGCAGCATTTTCTGCAGAACCCATAAAGAACAATGCATGAGAACCTTGCTCTGGCACAAATACTTCTGAGTGTTTTTCTTCGCCGGTTCCTAATGTATCAAACCAAGCATCGATAAGTTGTTTTCTTCTATTAATATCACGAGCCTTAAATGTTGAAATATCTGTTAAGTTAAATCCATTCTTAAATGTCCAATCAAAAATTTCAATATCACGTTCTAAGAATGCGCCAAAGTTTGCATCAGTAAGATATGCATCTCGGAACCCAGCAGCTTTGAGGGCTTCAACATCTCTTTTATAAATGTCTAGTTGCTTTCTATAAATTTTGGTACCAATGCCTCCACCCCATTCACAGAATGAGCATTTAAACGGACACCCGCGTGTACTCTCAAGAGCCATATAAGGCTCAAGTACCTGAGTACGAGCCCACTCTCTCATTTCTTTAAGATAATCCATGTGTTCTTCATATACAGAATAATCTTGTTTACTAATATCAAGAGCCTGCTTTTTGTTTGAACGCCATTCCCAAATTACATCGTCGTGCGCTGGCCATTGACAATTATTATCAAAATAACCATCAAGTAAAGAATTCATAAAGATTTCGCCTGGTTTAGTTGTTTGACAAATATATTCATAAAGTTCTAATCTTTGCGCCATAAGTTTTGGTTCATTTTTACCAATATGCGGACCTCCAATTACACAAATTGCATTTGGATTTTGTTCTTTAACAAGCTTTGCAACTTCATCGCACATATGATAATTCCAAATATATGAACCAAAGCAATATACATCTGCGCCAATTCCTTGGTCCATGTCGTCTTTAATTTCTTGGAAATTTTTGTAAACGTCAAATTTATAAGTTGCGGGTATAAATTCAACACGATCAGGATGTTTCCCCTCGTGGTTGTAATGACTTTCGAGTTGCATCCATGTTAAATTCGCAGGAGTTTGCCAGTCTGCGTGAGGGGGTGACATGAAAGCTAATCTTAATTTTTTATCCATTACTCTTCCTCTTCGAGTCTACATATTTAAATAATTCTTTATTGATACATGTATCCATATCTTGAATCATGTTTCCTGCTTTAATACCAGAGAAACACATCATAGGACATCGTTGATAATATTCACACGAATGACAATTATATTTATCAAGAAAACTTGTTAAAGTATTATCAATAAAATTGTCTGGACCATTGTGACCCACAAAGGCCGGTGCTTTAAATTTTCTAAGATAATGAGAACCGACACAACCTTCTGGAATAATTTTATTATCCCAATCAATAGCAGCTCCATTACCTCTAGAACATAGAGTATGCATTGTAGTAGCGGTATCTGGCTTTCTTAAGAAAGGCACAATATACTCTACTTTTGGATATTTATCTGCTAAAAGTTTATAAAATTCTAATACTTGAGACTCTAAAGGAATAGCATAATTATTTAAATTATCACCTTTAATATATTGATCCCAAGAATAATCAAATCTACTATATAAGTAGTCGTAATATTCATCTCCAGCAAGTAATGCTTCGATGTTTTGTTTTGTAATTACTGAGTTGATATTGCGGATATACGGCGCAAAAACTTCAATATTTTCTTTAAATGTTTCTAGATTCTTTTTATTGAATCTGCCTTTAAGATCATATGAAACGACAAATTGAGTATCGTCTTTTTGTTCTTCCATAAATTTTAGAACATCATTTCTGCATTCGATCATGCTAAAATTGGAAATCCATATAAAATCGCACGGTCTTCCATTTAAATTTGCGCCAGCTCTAACTCTATCTGCTAATTCTCGATACGCTTTTAATAGATTAGAACCAACAATAATTTCGTCGTTAAATGGCTCTCCGCCAATTAAACGAATAACAAAATCTGTAGCAAAATTATTTTGATTTATGTATTCATTAATCAATTCAGCTTTAGAAACAATAGATTCATAATCCATTCCATCTTTGCTGCTATGATTTTGTGGACAAAAGGTACATGCAAAATTACAATATTCGAAAAGAATAATAACAATCTCACACGATTTATTTCTCTTTTCAAATATTAAGTTTGCGGCCGTGTCTGTTTGGCCCCACTTGTCACGTGTTTCAGTGACATCAATAATATTAATCATTATAAACCTTTATGTGTGACTTAATTTTGCGAGTGTAGTAGTATCTCCAGCCCTCTTAAGCTGATATATGTATTCTATCCAAAAGCTATTAACTTTTTCTTTTAATTGTTCAATTGCTAAGCCACTTACATTATGACTATTAATATCTTCTTCCATAAGAGCAGCAGTAGCAGCATAACGAGCGTTAATATCATCGCTATTAATATTTTTCCAGTTTGAATTATTTAGACAAGCTTGTCTAATATTCCATAATTCATAATTATTTATATCATCATCGGAAGTATTATTTACAACCCAATCAATCCAATACCAGGCTTCTTCAATCATCTGTTCTCTAAAGGACCACGATTTTCTAATAGCATCTTCATCTGATTTAAATAAAAAATCCATCTGTGCAGATTGAGATCTTAATGTTGATTCCCAATTTGTGTCATCCCAGTTTAGAGAAATACCTGTCATAGATTTAACTTTTTCAGACATAATATTTTCTCGCAACCAATCTCTTAGTGCATATACATGGCTATAAACCATTTTCGAGCCAACTCTTCTGAATTTGTCAGTAAGTGTATGTATAGGATAATTTCCAGAAAGATATGACGCCATTTGAATTTCTATAGAAAAATCATCTTTAACTAAATTTCTAAATTCAGTATAGAATTCTGGAGTCGCGGTATCTGCTGCATCAAACTCTGCTTTTTCTTGCAAAAATTCTGCTTTACTTAAAATAGAAGAATTGTTTTTATCTGTAATTCGTGGTACAATAAAACCTATTGCATCTGTATTATCAGGAAAAATTAAAGCTTCTCTTTGTTTAATAATATTATACAAAATAAAAGCTATATCATCATCTATATTTGGAAATGCAAGTTTAAGCCATACGAAAAATAAAATATTGTAAGAAACATCATCAGAATATAATCTGCCATCCCATCCTTCGTCATAAAGATGTTTTAAGAAATGAGGAATACTTTCGTATTGACCATTATATGCATCTGATGGAAAAGATAGTGCAGTATTAGACTCACCATCCATAACAGGTTCAGTATTTGCAGAAGTACCGTCACCAATAACATCTGTGATTGAAGCAGTAGATAGTAATACCTCGGCTTCAAAGCCAGGACTATCTAATACATCATAACTAGTGTATGCTGCTTGGTTTCTCCATTCCGAAAAAATACATCTATTGTATCCATTATCATAAGCCCAGTCAGGAGATACATATACTTTCCCAAATAAATTAAATGCCATTTATTTTTCTTCCTCGGAATTTTCTACTTGTGGTTCTTCTGTTTGTGATGCTGGTCTTTCAAGATTTGTTAAATCTGGAAGTTCAACTTCAACGCCTTCACCCCATTCTTCCATCAGTGCATCATGCTCACCAGAAGCCATAACTTGTGTTTGAATAGAAAGAATATTTGCTTCAGTGTTAAAATAATGATTCATATTTTTGCCTTTGAATCTATATTCATTAAACTGATTTGTAAAGAATTTTGGATTAGATCCAGGTTCTCCTAATGGAGCAATACAACCAATATAATATCCAATCCAACTTAAAGAATATAAGTTTACATAGTTAATACCTACATAATCTGGATCATCAATTGTTTCAAAAGTTTGTTCAATAAACTGATCAAATTCTGGATTTCCTAAACAATGCAAATTATAGACACCAGAAGAATCTAACATTGTACACCAACGTTCTACTGTATCTAAATTTTCTTGAATAAAATCTTCTGCTCTACCTAGTTTTTCGAAATATCTTAAATGAGTAAAAGGATCATCACATTCTTCTAGATCATCTAACTCATCTTCATCTATAGTATTAAGACCAAAAATATGATCTGGTTTAATAACATTTCTATGATAACAACAAATCGCCAAAGCTTCTCTAGCTAATTGCTCAATATCAACTAAGGATGTTGTTGTTTTCATATAAGCAGCAACAAGCTCTTTTAAAGCATCGCGATCATTATACGTTTCTTCATCAAAATCTGCGTCAAGATTCAAGTTACTTAAATAAATCATTAAAGCATCAGCGTCTAATTTACCACCACGATAATTAACAACAAAAGCAGTATTTTCTTTATCTTCAAAATACTGTTTTAAAACCTCCATCGGGAGAGGACATGTTGTGTGAATAATTTTCTTTTCTTTTGGTGCTGGAGCTTCTTCGGTTTCTTCTTTTGCGCGCCCTTGAAACTCTGCGATTTCAGCAACACTTTTACCAGTGGTTGATTCTTCGTTATAAACGCTGTCGGTATCTGTCGAACGAATAACTTTATTCATTCTTTCGTTTTGCCGCTTTTTCTTTTCTTCTTCAGTAATCTCTACATCATTTTCTTCTAAATGTTTCGCGAGTTGCTTTACTTCGTCTGCAGTAACTCCAACATCAGACAGTTTTTTGTACATCAAAAGTGATAAATCACCTTTTCTTGTATATTCTGCGGCAGCAGATTGAATTGTTAAACCAGCTTCATGAAATTTTTCTTCATAATATTTTAAATCCATAATATAAATCCTTTATCTACGACCACGTGATGAGTGACATGATGAGTGGCATGACGTGTGGCAATAATAAACGTTAAAATCTGATCTGTTATTTTTTAAACTATTCCACTGATTATATAAGTTAGTACAATATTGATTGTACTGTGACGCATACATAATATTGCCGGCATAAACACCAGCATTATTAACGTTAGGAACACCTTGGCGAACACTTGTTGGGCGAACAGTAACTCGTGGACCAATAGATCCGCGATAAACCCAACTGCCGTTTTGGTTACGATAAAAGTTTGCCCGTGCTTGGCGAATATGCGTTAGGTTATACGTTGCTGCATTCAAGTGATTATAAACAGTTGATGCGTAAATAATAGTATTGTTATTACCAATACCAGCAACAGAAGCACCAGAACTAGGGTTTGCAAATGAATAATGTTCTGTTCCTGCAGTTACGCCGTCAATCGTTCCGTGTCTGTTATAGTAATGATATACTTGCTGCGCCCAAGCGGAATTACGTACGATAGAATCGAACGTATTCACCGCATCTTGGTTTTCAATAATACTTCCTGCTGAGACCATTAGACCTTAACCTCCACTTCTCCATTTTCACTATTACTAATAGCAATTCCTATAATGTCAAATGTATTTATACCTGGAGTACCGTATGGAACTCCCTTAGCTAAACCAACTGCATCAGGATCAGGAATTAACCACATACCCTTTTTAACTGCACCATCTTCACCACTTACTTTACATGGAATACGTCCTTTAAGAGCAATAAATGGATTCATTTTTGCTTCTTTAGAATTACTTCCAGGTTCAATACCCATATCATTCATTTGCACCGCTGGGTTTGTAGAAATTACACCAACCATTGGCAAACCTTCTCTCCAGATAGTGATTTCAGCATCACCATCAAGATCAATACCCATAACTGTTCCTGGCTCATAGATGTCATCTGCAGAATAACGTTCTGCAAGGTCAGCCCAGCGGGCAGAAGTTGCAGTACCAACATACAGACCGTTGTTATCAACATATGATCTATCTGAGCCATCCCGTCTGAATTGAACAATACGGTTTGAGTTACCGCCGGCAACAATATAGAAACGGTTAGAGTGATATTCAATCTTACCAACGTCGTTTCCAGGATTACCAGTCCAAGATTCATCACCGGTTTCTTCGAAACGAATAGAAGGAGAGTAACCATCAACGTGAATACATCTAATTTTCCAAGAGCCAGCAGAGTTTAAGAAACCTTGCCATGAACCATCACCGTAGACCCATCCCTTCATTGAACCGTTAAACGCGCCGCGCATCTGAATACTAATAGCATGGCTGTTGCTATTAGATGTTGCAGCCCAATAACCCGTTGTCCATGAATACCAGTGAGCACCTGTTGCTTGGTTATACAAACCTTCATATGAGTTATCATTACGGAACCAGTTACGAGCATAAATTTCAGTAGCACGAAGACCAGAGTTTAGGTTTGAGAACCCTGATGGATCACAGTAGAAACCGGTGTTATCAGTATCATAATAAATGTTTGCATACATCGCACCGTTGTTATTATCGTTAACGTTTAGAACTGGAATTGTTCTCCATGTTCTATAGCCAGCCCAAGATGAACGGAAGCGTAAGTTTTCAATTGGACCACCAGCCAATTGCCAACCATAACGAGAGGAACCGTTAGTGTAATGATATGCCTGGACACCAACCCAGTGTGATGTACCGGAAGGCTGATTTGGCGGGTTACTCCATGTATCAAAGAAGCCTGAACCCCAGTTGCCAACCGTGTTCATATCAATCCGACCCCAACCTATAGATCCGGTCCAATAGTTACTATCACCAGTAATACGTGGGCGAGCTGCATAGTATTCTTTGCTTGATCTTGTTTGACCAGAAAGACCCATATAAGCCATTGTTTCAGATTGAACACCGCGGAAACGTGAAGAGTTTGTAGCATCCATATCCATGCGATAGTTAGTATTGTTACTATCGTAGAAGATTGGTGCTCTTAATGAAGAACCGGCTTGTAAGTTATTGTTAACATATACGTTACTACCACCAAGCGGGTCACTGCCGTTGTTAATAGACATAACCTGACCAGACATATTATAGTCAGTATAGAAACGCATACCTTGATAGCTAGCATTTGCACCAAACTTAATACCAGTGTGGAATGCAATTCTTAAATCTGGGTATGGATAAGACCAGCCACCATTTTCTCTATAGATAGCATAAGGTTGGTTATCACCACCTTTGCTTCCATCAAAGAATAGACCTCTATTATCGTTATTAGATACAGATCCTGTAAGAATAAAACTACCGGAACCAGTTGCTTGAACTCTATTCAAGTTAGATGTAGACGCTGGATCTACATAATAACCGGAGTTATTTCTATCGTACATAATATTGGCATATAGATCACCATACAATTCAGCGTAAGACTGTCGAGTACGGAAAATCCAGTTACCAGAGTTATTTAAGAAACCAATATCGTTTGAGTTGTTTGCATAAACATAACCACGTGTAGTATTTCCTGATGTGGTCATCATCATTTCTACTGTGTTACCAGTACTATACATTCTCCAACGTACGCTACTATCAGAATACCAGTGCATTGCAGTTGCAGTGTTATACAAACCGCGGCCGTTTGTGTCGTTACGGAACCATCCATCGTTGTAGATTTCACCGCGGTTATCGATCGTATTCGTTACAGATGTAGCAGCAAAGTCACCGTAATAGTTACCATTATCTCTATCTGTAAATCTTTGAGCGTACGCAGTTCCAAGTGTTAGAACATCACCATTACCCCGAATGATCATGTTCCACTGACCACCCAAGCCGCCATCACGGAATGAAATATCTTCGCCGCCAGATGTTGCGATAATTAAGTGAGCATCATTTGTTTCTGTTGCTTGGATATAACCACGAATGTTACCAGAAGATGTAGCAAACTGAGCAACACCACCGCCGTTAAACTGAATAGTATTAACTTGTGATGTGGATGCTGGATCTAGATAATAAGAAGTATTATCTTCATCATAATACCGCGCAGCATATAGGTTGTTACCTCCACCATCTGGATTTTCATTATAAACAGCAACGTTTCTATATGTAGAATACGCAGTACCTGAGTTCCAAGACTGTTGCCAAATGCGCATACCAATTCCAGACTTCTTGAACATTACAAGGTTGTCTGAACCACCTGAGGAATCTGTATAAGATCTCAAGTGTAAGTAATCGGCATATGGTGATGTGTTATTATTACCCCAAGAAGTGAAACCAAATTGCATACGCCCTGCTGGATCTTCATTTGGAGCAATAATACGATTATCATCACGTAGTAAGTAATACGAATAACCATCAACGCTACCTTGAATTACGTTATCAACTTGTAGAGTTAATAGACGTGATGTACCGTTACCATCAATGCGATATGTGGTATTGTTTGAGTCATACCATACTGGTGAACGATAAGATCCACGAGCTTCCATATACCCAGATCTTGAACGCTCTTCCCATGTGCCATTATAGTAAATTTGTACATCAGAATTCCGTGCTGCAAGTATTGCCCACTCATTATCTGTATCATTGTAGATACCAGCTTCACTTGCTCCGTTTGACATAAAGACCCAGTCATCACGGATAGCATAACCAGCCCAAGTACCGCTAGAGCCTGAAACACCGTCAACTCTAATCGTACCATAGTTTCCTGTTGCACGAGTAATATATTCATTTGGGCCACCCATTTCAAAACGGTTGGCTCTCATGTAATTTGTTATAGACGTGCTGGCAAAATCACCATAG